TCCTTTCTTATCCATGCGGCAGTACTGGCAATGCTGCCGCAGATGGGGCGACGAGTATCAGCCGGGTGCAACTTCCGGACGCCCCGCCAGCCCAGCTGTAGGCAAGGCTGTGATAATATGACGCAGACCTAGTACAGCAGCGACCACAGGCGACTTATTACCTGTAACCGTACAGCAAACCGGCACAGCAGCTGGAAACTGTACTGGTGCTTCCGGTGTATTGAGCAGATCAGTGCACTTCCACAAATACAATGCAAAGTGAGGTGAACAGTATGAACATTGTAGTATATAACATCAGACGCATTATGGAAGAAAAAGGCTTGAAGCAGAAGTATGTTGCAGAACGGTCTGGGTTCACTGCACAAGAGTTTAGCAACATGATGAACGGACGCAAGTCGATCAGTGTCGGATACATCAGAAGCATCTGTGCGGCACTGGACGCGAAGCCGAACGATTTGTTTGAGCTGCAAAAATCGTAAGAGGCAAGACTATAAGAGAAAGGATAACTGAGAAAAGGGGGTGTATGAAGTCATGTATTTTACACAAGACGTTAACGCAGTCGGGTGTCCTCATGTAGTACGAATGTCTTTTGAATTGCCTTACCTCGATTGGTGCAGATTTCAAAAGTCACAGTTGTTTCATGACCTGACAGAATATCTGGAGGAATTAGAAACGCCAAATAGCCGGAAGTTGCTCCGAGACAGTCCAAACGAATTGGCAGAACATCTGACTTTACTGTAACCTCAGCATAAGTTCTATCATTTTGTTTGTATTCAGAATGCTCTGCAAGATGTTGCCGAGGCTCTGCATCCTGTTTTTCTTTGCCAGCAATCAACTGCATTCTTGTGATAGCGATTGGCATTTGTGATTTGTTGAACACTGTATATCGAATCATAATAGTATCTACGAATCTGCCATTTCGTTCTGTTGGACAATGTTTAGGAAAAACACCGTCTATGCGTATCCATAGATTTTTATGTTTTTCGATTTGTGCCGATATGATGCCATACAAAGAAAAAAGCAATGCGAGAACAGATGTGATAACAGAGAAAATGCTCATAGGATTTTCACCCCCTTCCCGAATCCCATTATACCACACCGGAGCAGGGAATACAACAGAAAGGAGCATCACATGACCCCAAACATACGAGAAGTCCGGGTGAATCCGGAGATGCAGTTCACCACCGATGAGCTGTGCCGGATGCTGTTCGGCAAGGGCGTACACGCCTTTGCGGAAGAGGTGCGAAACGACACCACCGGAAAATACGACTTCCTGCGGGAAGATAACAAGGAGGAAACCAATCGTGGAAGAAAAGAAGAAACATATTGAATTTCACATTGACATCGACGAGAAAGCGGATCAGCTGAATGTGCAGATCGTTGCAGAAAAGCCGACTGTGGGCGAAATGCTCACGTGCCTTCTCGGTACTGTAAAATGTGTTGCAACGACTGTCGCTGAAAATAGAAGCGAGGACACGCAGAAGACACTACACAGCTTTGCTACCATGGTTTTGAAGCTGGCGGACGAAATGCAGGACGAGGAGGAAAACCAATGACCCTCAAAATGACCGCCGAGGAATACGACGGCGTGATAAAATACCTGCTGTCCCTGCCGATGAGTAGGGCAGACAAGTCGATGCTGGCACATCTGTACGCTGGCGGCGGTATCCCAGAAGTCCTCGGCGAAACCAGCAAGGAACTGCGTGTCAGAGTGGCGATGAACGCTGTCAAGACAAAATGCGATGAAAACACGCAGAAAGGAGATAAGAAACGTGAAAGTACTGGTAGCGTGTGAGGAATCGCAGAGAGTATGCACAGCGTTTAGAGAACTTGGACACGAGGCATACAGCTGCGACGTACAAGAGTGCTCCGGCGGACACCCGGAGTGGCATATACAAGGCGATGTACTGCCGTACATTGACGGCAGCTGTATCTTCACAACAATGGACGGTGCGGCACATCGGATTGACGGCACATGGGACCTGCTGATTGCACATCCGCCCTGCACATATCTTAGCAACGCCGGAGCACGGCACCTTTGGAAAGGTCATGTACTCAATCAAGAGAGGTACGAAAAAGGTTTGGAAGGCAAGGCATTTTTCATGCGATTCTGGAATGCAAACTGCCCAAGAATCTGTGTCGAAAATCCCGTCCCAAGCCGCATATACGGACTGCCTAGGTACACGCAGGCGATACAGCCTTACGAGTATGGACACCCATACAGCAAGCGGACGTGTCTGTGGCTTAAAAACCTGTTGCCGCTACAGCCAACGAACATCGTGGAACCGATAGGTACATGGTGCCCGTCCGGCAGCTACAGCTACAAGCACGGTGCCAAGCATAAAGGGATTTTTACAAAAGACAGAGCCAAAAACAGGAGCAAGACGTTTTTAGGCATCGCCCAAGCCATGGCACAGCAATGGGGCGTTAAAACAGAAAAAACCCCCGCACCGGCGGCAACCGGTAACGGGGGCATGGGTAAATAAAACCACCACCATCATATCACACTTAGGAGGAAATGTCAAATGAAAATCAAAAACAGCGACCTTTACGCGGCGGCACTCGTCAGCATTGCCCACGACATGGACATGGAGCAGGAACTGAAAGCCGATGTGCTGACACTGCTGGGCTGTGACCGCAGAGATGCACGGTATCTGGAAGATGCGGAATCCGCCGACATCGAGGAGGCATGCAAGCGTGGATAACCAGAACAGGAAAGACCGGTGCGTCAACTGCGGCATCAAGAGCGTGCCCTTGTACTTAGGACTGGACGGCAGACTGCACTGCACCGATCACATCGGCCTGCTGCTGCCGCCGGACAAGCCGGAACAGCCGGCAGAGGAGGAACATCATGGATAAACTGAGAATGCAGAAGAAAGAGCCTGCCGGCAGGAAGAACGGCGAACGTCGTCTGTTCAGCAGCGTGAACCTGCGGATGGAGCACATTGCACTGGTGGAGGAGATCGCACTGGAAACCGGACGCACCAAGACCCAGGTGCTGGGGGATATGGTCCAGTTCGCCTATGACCACATTGAACTGTACGAGGAGGGAGAAGCATGAGCGTGAAGATCAACAGTCTGGAAATCGAAAACGTCAAGCGGATCAAGGCGGTAAAGCTGGAACCGTCTGCCAGCGGTCTGACCATCATCGGCGGCAACAACAATCAGGGGAAAACCTCTGTGCTGGATGCCATTGCATGGGCACTGGGCGGCGACAAGTACAAGCCCACCGCTGCGGCAAGGGACGGGGCATACACCGATCCCATTCTCCATGTGGAGCTGTCCAACGGTCTGATCGTAGAGCGGAAGGGCAAGAACAGCAGCCTGAAAGTCATTGACCCCAACGGCAACAAGGCAGGGCAGCAGCTGCTGAACTCGTTTCTGTCTGCACTGGCACTGGATCTGCCCAAGTTCATGAACGCATCGGACAAGGAAAAAGCGGCGATCCTGCTGCAGATCATCGGCGTAGGCGAACAGCTGGCACAGATCGAATCCGAGGAAAGCCGGCTGTACAACCAGCGTACCGCCATCGGCAGAATCGCCGACCAGAAGCAGAAGTATGCCTCAGAGCTGCAGTGCTGGGAAAACGTGCCGAACACGCCGGTTTCCGCATCGGAACTGATCGCACGGCAGCAGGAGATTCTGGCACGCAACGGCGAGAACCAGCGGAAACGGGAAAACGCTGCCCGGTATGCACAGGAGCTCACCGCTGCACAGGCTGCCTATGACGCTGCCAAACAACGTCTGGAGCTGGCAGAGCAGAACGCTGTGACTGCCCAGATGTCCGCACGGGACCTGCAGGACGAATCCACCGCCGAACTGGAAAAGAGCATTGCGGAGATAGACGCCATCAACATGAAGATCCGGGACAATCTGAACAAGGAACACGCCGAGGAAGAGGCAAAGACCTACCGGCAGGACTACGAAGCACTGACGGAGCAGATCCACGCACTGCGGCAGGAGAAGCAGGATTTGCTGCACGCCGCCGACCTGCCGCTAGAAGGGCTGGCGGTGGAAAACGGAACACTGCAGTACCACGGCAAGCAGTGGGACAGCATGAGCGGCTCA